GTCGAATGTTACAGTACAACTCACTTGGTTGTCAGCCCAATACTTTTGCATAAACGCTGCCAATGAAAGTTGTTCCCACATTGGAACTTCACCTAATGTTCTAACACCAGCTCCCACATCAACTGGAACTTCTATGACTACTGTACTTGTTTCACTACCAAATGCTGGTTCAATCTTGTAACCTGCTTTCTCCAATGGTTTTAGTAGTGGACTCATGTTTGATAATCTAATCCGTCTGATGTAAAATCTACTCTCTGGGTAATGTAATCCAGGAGTTGCACCTGCCAATAAAGATACAGTTCCACTTGGTTTTACTGATGTAGTTTTTATACTACGGGGAACAGCTAACCAATCTGAATACATCTTATCGTATTCTTGTATAGCATCAAATCCAGTTTCTAACCAATCTTTTAATTGATGTAATCCTTTGTCTGTAATGAACTGAGCCACACCACTTACTGATGTTCCAATTCTTCTGTTTCGTAACATCACTCTGTTAGTTTCAGACCAATGTGTTTTACCTAATGTTACTGTCTTAGCATATAGATAAGCATATTTTAATGTCTTTAAGTAATCTTCTAAACTATCGTGATTGTTTGGAAATGTTTCTACAAGACAACATAACTCATATGATTCTAATGATTGTTCAAGACAAGGATTACCACCACTAACTCTATGGTCTTTTCTATCTTTTCCGTTTCTCATACGAGAATAGTCTTGCATATTTTCTAACCACGCGAATCCTGGTTCACCATTATCATTGATTCTTTCTGATGCTTTTGTATAATCCATACCAAGTTCAGCGAAGATTGAATTATTTGATGTCCAACCATATGATTCTCTATGTGGATTCTTTTTGTAATTCTTTAAATTGATATATTCTTCTGATTCTGAATCACCGAATACTATTTCGGCAGTTCGTCTAACATTACCCGCCACAACACACTTACCAATTAGATTCATTATATCTACAATTGTTGTGATTGTTATTGGAGAACCTACATTCTTGTCTAACGCTTCACTTACTGTGTCGTGTACTTCTTTAAGTGGACCTGCGCCACTCGATACACCACCGAAACCTTTGATTGGAGCTCCTTCTTCTCTGATTAAGGAATAATCAAATTCAATTGGAGCTACACCGAGAAAGTAACTATCTAACAATCTTCGTAATGATTCAACCCAACCTTCACGACTATCTGGAATAACATATAAGTCATTTGTTCTGTCGTGTTTCGGTCCTCTTATAACGAATGAGTCTGCACCTTTTGTATCAAACCCTACACCAACTCCAACCATACTTGCATCCATTAAGAATGTAAATGGTTTTGATAAGTCGTCTTTTAGGTTTTGTGTTGATACAAACGCACAATTGTTGAGGGCGGCATATAGTCCTTTCTCTTCTGTGAGGGCTGTACCCATTGACCACAGACCACGTCCAGGAGGCAAGAATTTCATGTTGAAAATACGGTCATACATTTCTTGTGCTGACCGTTGTGCTTGCCACGCGTTCCACCCTAAATCGTATCTTTCGATGTGTTTCTTTTGCATGTTGTAAGTACCCTCAACTACTCGTTGAACGGTTTCCCACCACATTTCATTTTTACCATCATCTTTGATACGAGAATATGTTCTCATATAAACTAATTCACCTAATCCGTTAAAACCGAATGGTGCTTTTTTTCTTTTATATCCGTCCATAAATTTATCGGATAAACTAAATTTCTTAAATTCTATCATCTGTAACTCCTAATTACTTCTTTATTTTTTTTGAGGAACAATTATAAATATCAATCTTTCATCAAATCATCGTATCTATTTGATAACATTTTCTTCATAATATTATCTCTGTTATCTATCTTACCTTGTTGTTCCTTACCACCTACTGATGTACTTTCGTATATATCCATCTTACCAGTATTAGTGTTTACCTTCGCTGGGAATGTTATACCATCAGGTCCGAATCTGTTTTTAATGACATGGAATCTACCTGTGTTACCTATCTTATCTTCTACTTTTCGTGATAATGACATTACAAAATCTGCTGTCATAATCTTTTGATATGATTCGGAAACTTTACCAGCTTCAATCACATCTTCGTCAAGTGCACTTCTGTTAGCTTGTGAAGCAGTCCATATTGGAATCTGAAACTCACCAGCTAATCCTCTTAAATCTTCGTATATGTTTCCAAGTGCGTGTCTTACTTCTCTCGCACCACCTGTATCTTTTAAGATGTCTGCGTAATCTACCACTACCATATCTACTTCAGTTCCTAATGTAATCAATCTTTTTAGATGAGCTGATATTGTATTTACAGATGCAGATTTAGTTGGATAATACTTGATAATTAAATCACCTTCTAATTTATCCATTTCACCTTGAACATCTTCTTTATGATATTTAAGGTTCTGATTTGCGATGCCTGTGAAGATGGAATCATATCTTAAACCCACATACGCTTCATTTAACTCTAATGAATAGTGAACTATATGTCTTCCTCTTTTCATCGAGTTAGCACCGATTGCAGCCAATACCCAAGTCTTACCAACACCAGCTGGAGCAACAATTACTCCAAGTTCCCCAGCACCAAGACCACCTTGAGTTAAGTCATCTATAACATCCCAACCAGTTGGAACTGTTATTCTCGCTGTTTCTGAATATCTATCTTCAATGTGTTCAATATATTCGTGTCCTATGTTTCGTTCAGTACCAGCGTTAAGAGCATCATCAACAAGTCGTTTGATTTGTTCATAATCACCATTTGATTCTAATATATCAACTGATTGTATGATTGCACTCTTTAATGTTTGATTCTTAAAAAATTCAATTGTTCTATCTTGAATGTATTCTAAATCAGGTGATTCCATATGTCTGAATACTTCTTTAAGGTTCTCGACAACAGCAACCTTTTGTACATCGTTTTCTACTTCACTTGTCTTTACTTTAAACACATCAAGTGTTATACACTTTCTATATTCATCATAATACTTTTTACACTCCTTTACAACCCATTTAAGACTATCGCTATCATAATGTTTCTCGTCAAGTATATCATGTATCTGTTCAAGAAACGATTGATTAACCATTAGACTTGCTATGGATTTGATTTGGAATGTATGTCCAAAATCTGTTAATTTATCTGTCATCTAATCCTCTAAACCTACTTAATCTGGTAAACTCCATAATCCAACTATCCAAGTTCTTTATCTGATTTGATAATTTATCTTGTAAGAACATTACTTGAAATCTGTGTTTAATCAATTGTGGTATCTTTCTATGTACAGCTTCTTGTACCTTTAATTTTACATGTGATGGAATATCTACTTTGTGTAGTTGCATTAGTAAATAATTCCTCTTCACTAAGTTAACACTATTTTTTATATTTTCCAAGAGTTTTATTTTTTTATCTGACTTTCCTACATAATCAAATAGTTCCATTACACCAAAATCTTTATCGTCTGTTATTGGTTCAAGATATTTGATTATAGATTTTATACCACATCCTGGTATTCCACCGATGTTATCAGATTTATCACCATCAAGTATTCTGTATGTTAGAATGTTGTTTGATGGTATTCCATATTCTTCTTGTATAGCATCTTTGGTATATAACTTCTTCTTTGTAGGACTCCATACTTTCACTCTATCATCTACAAGTTGTAAGAAATCCTTGTCTGTACTCATCAAGAATATATCACTCTCTGTAAGTACTTGTTGTGAGATGTAAGCCATTACATCATCGGCTTCTACATTATCAATTGAAATCAGAGTAAGTGGTAATTGTTCTAAATAGTCAATCAACCTACCCATCTGTTGTCGCATTGATTGTTGTTCGTCCATTGGAGCTGTTCCCCAATCAACATTTCTGTTTAATTTACTCTTAACCTTACGATTGGCTTTATATTCAGGATATAGTTTTCTTCGTTTTGGTGAACCACCCTTACCATCAAAGACGATGATACAACGAGATGGTTTTAGAATATCACAAGTATATCTTATTGACCGAAGAAACCCAATTAATCCACCAATGTGTAATCCGTCATCGTTTAATGCTGGATTAACTGCGAATCCACGAATGAAGGTGTTGAGTCCATCGATAATCAACACCCTATCATTCAATCGTACTACTTCTTTATGTTCTTCGTTTTTGGTTTGGTCAAGAAAGGAAATGAACTTATCGTTCAAGTCATTTTTAGAGTTCATCCACTACCTCATCAGTATCTACAACATCATCTATACCAAGTTCTTTTGAATCATACTTTAAGATACTAGCTTCACATATCTGTTTATAACAATATTCTTTCAAATCTGGATTCTCTAACAATATGTTTTCGAAGTCCTTTGATTGAAATTTATAGTCTTTGATAAGTTCACCTGTTTCTATATCAGCATGACTGATTGTGTACCAAGCACCACCTTGTTTAAGTAACTTATGTTCTTTCATAACCGTGAGCCAACTACCATAATCATCAATACCAGTATCAAAGAATAATGGAAACTCTGCAGTTCTCATTGGAGGTCCGAGTCTATTCTTAATAACTTGACCTTTTATCTTAATACCGATTGTATTCTTCTTACTAGCATCTTTTATCTGACCCATATTCTTGAAACGAACACGAGTAGATGCGTGAAATGGAAGAGCCTTACCACCACTTGTAGTCCAAGGGTCTCCGAACATTACACCTAACTTTTGACGTAATTGATTTGTAAAGACGAGAGCCACTTTTTGTCGAGCTATCATTTGTGTTATTTTTCTCATTGCTTTTGATATGATGATGGCTTTAGCAGTTGCCCAACCATCTTTATCAAAGTCAGCATCCATCTCTACCTTAGTAGAAGCAGCTGCTAATGAATCAACAAGAATTGTAACTAACTTATCTTTATCTGATTCTCTAATCTTTGTAACGATTGTTTCAATAGTTTCAAATACTTCTTCAACCGTTTCAAGGTGTACATATAACATTTTAGTTGTATCTATACCTATCGCTTCAAGAAATTCAGGTGATACTGCTGATTCTGTATCTATATAAACAGCTATACCATCTTTTCTCTGTGTTGAAGCTAACAAGTGAGAACCAATAAGAGATTTACCACTTCCTTCTAAACCATTTAATTCAGTAATCTTACCTACGGCAACACCACCATTTGGTTTATTGGAAATAGCAATATCTAACATTGTTGAACCAGTTGAAATCCAATCTGTTACATCAGTTGGATTAGAATCTTCATCAAGAAAGTATGCAACTTTTTGATGTTTGAATTGTTTATTTAGTTCATCGGCTATAATTCCAGCCAATGCATCTTTTTCAGACATAACTTTTCTCCTATGATGAAATGGTGATTGTATCCGGTAGCAAATACATGGACGGTTTTATCCCAATCTTCAACAACCACCAATTTCAGTTGTTTATTTAGCTATTGAATAAATCGTCAAATGCATCTGACACATCTGTTTTAGTAGCAGTTGTAGTAGCAGTTCCAGTATTTGAAGTTGGAGCTGTACTTGTAGCTACACCAGCTGATGTTTCAGTTGTATCATCTGATGGATTTAAGAAATTACTAAGAGCTTCTTTTAAATCATCATAAGTAGGTTCTGTGTAAAGTTCCGTCAAATCAGATTGATTATCAAAGATACTTTCAAGAAGTGTTGCGTTTTCAGTAATTGGTGTTTGATTAGGTTTAACTCGAACTGTTGTCTTACCATACTGATTACCAGCTTCTGCTGGTGTCTGACGTTCAATGCCAACATCACGACCTGTTGTTGGGTCTGTAATATCACCATAATCAGGGTCAGCGATAACACCTAATAGTTCTTGATAAACTGTTTTACCAAATCCCCAAAACTTAACACCTTCATCTTCACGACCACGAACTACAACGGGAACAAATGTTCTCATTTTAGGTTCTAGTCGTTTTCCTTGAATCCATTCGTCTTTATTACCGGTTGATTTAAGTTTGTTTGCAAACTCTTCAACTGGGTCTGGTCGACCGAATGAAGCAGGTGACATATAGGTCTTATTGTTACCTAAATTATAATGAAAGTATAATTCAATAAATGGATTATCTTTATTATGTTTGTAAGGTACAATACGAACTACTGTAGTTCCTGGTTCTGGTTTCCAAAAGTTATCTTTGGTTGAGGTTGTTGATTGTAACTGCGTGAGTTTTGATTTAATTGCATTTAAATCCATGTTTACTTCTCCTGTGTTTTATCTTTTATCGTTTATTGTTTATGGTTAAATCGTATAACCACGTAACCTTTTATGTATATAAATATACAACATTTTAGCTATATAAGCCTAGTCTTTTTTTTATTATTTTGAAATTAATCCTTCGACATAATATTTAAATGTGTCGAGTGGTAGTGCACCTGGATTAGATGAAGCTTTACCATCTTTTGTAATCATAACTAATGTTGGAATACTTCTTAC